TCAACTTAATATACAACCTAAAGGGTCATCCAATCAAGTTTTTTCTTTGGTTTATTTAAATAATTATCATCTTTCTCAAAAGTTTTACGCCTAGAAGGCTTTGCTCCGTCTAATGCTGTCCATATTGCGTCCATAACATCATCATGTTTTCCTCTAGGATAACTTAAAAATTCTTGTTGAGGTATATTATCTTGTGGTCTAAAAAAGAAAGAACCTTTAGCAAATAGCGGAACTAATGATAATAAACGTTCACTTTTTCTATTTCTTGGTTTTACACCTTTTTCAAGACCAGGTATATACAAACTTTCTTTTAACATTAATTCTCTAACAGCAGTTCTAAGAGCTTCTTGATAACCTACTGTTTCTATTTTCATTCGCTTAGGCCTATACTTCTTAAAAACCTCAATAAGCTTTGCAGGCTGTTCTGCAGGACTAATTCTATCCCTATATACATCAATAATATACTTATTATTATCACAGTCAATACCGATTGTAGACACAACAAAATAATCGGCAGTGGAAGAAAGACTACTAGCAGGGTCAACTCCGCAATAGACTTCAACTGGTTTAATCTCTTCTTTTCCATCTACAGTCCTAACTAGGCAATTTTGCCCATCCATTCTTTTATAATCGTAATGGTGTAATTTTATCCATTCTGGTTTGAATGGTGCCATATCAGGAGATTGTGCTATATTCATATACTCTTGATAAAAACCATTTAAGTTTCCTACAGAGGCAAACTCTTTTTTAATTTCCATTATCCTAGACTTAGGAAATCTTTCAGGCCATATACTTTTTTCATCCTCGTCCCATATAGAATACCATAATGTATGCCATGCATCTGATTCTTTAGCCCAATATAAAAAGCAATCTTCAGATATTACAGTACCTATCATAGCTATTTTACCTTCATCTGATAATGATGGTATTACAGCTTCTGTAACCCATTTTCTATTT